GTCGAGATCAGCTAACCCCGCAATACGGTATCGAGGCGTATATTTGCCGTCGATAATAATCAGATCGGCAAAGCCTTCGATCAACGCCGCCGTGATGAGTACATTTGACGATCGCTCCGCGGCGATATGTTGTCGCGCTTTGACAGTCGTTCCAAGGTTCGTCTTCCACGTCGAGAACGCGGTCGAATCAATATTGCCCGCAGCCACTGAGAGATGCGTCTGCAAAATGTCGTCAACGATGTCAGGCAACGACTCCAGCAACGTCCCGCCTGTGGTGCCGTCATCGGTTGCGCCTTCTATATTAGCCGTCACCGTGTCGGTCGTCTCGTCGTATGCGTCGGTCATAACAAACTCGGCATTGGCGAGATCGGTCGAGGTGAGGGTGGCCGAAGATCCATTTTTATAAACCGCCTCGATCGACTTGATGGCATGGGACGCGATCTTGAAGGCTTTCGTGCTGGTATTGATGCAATAGCACGGCACCTTTTCGCCGCCCCCGGCAGTCGTCTGCCAATCGCCATATATCAGCGGGATCGGGAGGTTCTTAGACTTCTCTTCGACATTGGCATACGTGGCCGCGAAGAATTTATTGACCGGCAAGACCTTCTCATCCTTCATCCGCTCGTCGTCGAGGTCGATGCGAGCGACGGTATCGTCAAAGACAATGCCGCCCGGGAAAAGGATGGTGCCGATAAAAACGGTACTATAGTCGGCCGTGGCGGTGCCTTGGCCGACCTTGACCGTCACCGACTTATTACTCCACTCGTATGTATCCATCAGATCGGAGATCGCCGAGTCGGAGTTGTCGAGGTTGAGCGTCAAGGAAGGCATCGTCACCCGCGGGTCGAGCAGTTGACCAGCTGAGAGCATCATCGATGACATCGACAACAGACGCCCGTCGTATACAGTCCCGTCGTCAAAGGTCACGGGGTCGCGGGCATAGCGGACCGTCGTGCCCGTCAGAGCTATCTCGACGAGTTGCCGCCAATCCTGTATCGATGAGGTTTGATCAAAAGCCATTTATTCAGTCTTCTCTTCAAAGACAAGTTGCGCGGTGCTATAGTTGCCGATAAACTGATGCGCTTGAGAAAGTGGCGTCTCTAAATAGCAATACATCGAGTCCTTGCTGGGCCGCGAATCGGGATCGAGGGCGAGGATGATCGGGCGCGAGTTGCCCGCCTTGAGCATGATCGCCGAGAGCTTATCGGTCTGCGTCTGGTCTTGCAGATTAAACCGCACCGTCGCCCGTCGGTATCGGTTGCGATTGCGAAAAAAGGTCTGCCGCCCTGGCACTCGGTCGCCCTCGGAGGGGTCGAACATCGAGATGTTAAAACCCTGGTTGATGTTGCGGCCCGTCTCGTAATACTCGCCCGCGGCGATGCGCCCGATCTGGAGATATGCGTCTGAGTTGCCCGCATCCGCTAACAGCACTCGAAAGTATCGATAGGTCTGGTCGAGGAAATAGACGATCCGCTGGTGGACGGCACTGTCGGCGTCGGTCGCGATGGTCAACACTTGCGAGTAAGAGGGCGACCCCCACGAGTCGCTCGCATTGGCTTGCAGCGTGACCGTCGCCGCCGATGTCAGGTTAAACGTAAACATCGAAAAGACGGTGATCTTCGTCGCCGTGCCGAGGTCAAAGACGATGTTCTCGCTCGCCTTGCCGGTCGTGCGCCACATCTTGCTAACATGGTCGTGGACGACATTGGCGGGGACGAGGTCCGTATTGGCTTGCGACGAGCCGGTGATCGTCGCCGCGTCCCAGGTGTCTATGTTGTAAAGTATTCTCGCGTTGCTGGCCATTTATACGCTCGGGTCGGTGGTAAGTCCTGTGGAGTACATGACGCTCGATCCTCGGGTTGACTCGCGCTGAAGCATCTGGATGATGACGGGCTTGGCATCCTCTTCGATAAACGACTTGACGCCTTGCTCGTCGATGGTATTGACGGAAAAATTAAAGTGAAAGTTGGCACCGCCCGCGCCCGCAAAGCCGCCCGACATCCGCGAGGTTGGGGTGATCTCGACCATCTCCGGTCCCGCCTCGCCCGCGAGGAACAACGACGGCGAGGCGACGATGCCCGAATAGCCGCCCGCGGCGGGGGTCGCTCCAAGCATCTCCTCCGCCGCGCCCGTGACAAACTCCTCGAATTCCGCTGCACGGTTGGCCTTTTCGATGTCTTCCGACTCGGCGGCGATCAGACCCGCCGTCAGTTCCTCATTAATAAGTCGAACCAAATTGGACGGCAGTTCTTTCCCCTGGCGCAACTTCGGCATAAGATTCATGAGGAGAGCCATAGAACCCTCCGCCGACATCCCAAAGTCAGTCAGCCGGTCCTGCAATTTGGACAAGGCACTCATGTTTTTGATTTCGCCCTTTGAATTATAGATACCCTCCAATGCATTTTGAAACCCGCCCGTGCCGCTGATGTCTCCTCCCGCCCCTTCAAAGCCCTGGAGGATCGCGCCAAAGGCACCGGTCGCCCGTGTCGCCGCGGACGGTCCCGACTTGAGGATTGCCCCCGCTATCGTCCCCGCTACCGCGCCGCCGATCGGTCCACCGATCATTGTGCCGAGTCCCGTCGCCACGCCTGAGATCGCCCCCTTAAAGTCTCCGGTGCTGATAGCATTCGCCAACCCGTCCGAGAGTATTTTGCCGACGCCCGACTGCGGGTCGCGGATCGATGTACTGATCGCGCCCAACATACTGGACGAGCCCTCAACGCCCGCCGTCGTCATCGCAGAGACCACCGGGTCGGTCAACTCCTCCCCGATCTTTTTACCTTCGATCGGCGCGTCCTTTACCATCTCCTCGGTCGCGGCATCCCACTTTTCGACGACCTCCTTCATCCCCTCATCGACGAGATGGCTGGCCGTATCCGCGGTATCGGCAATCGCCGCGGTGACGTTGTCGATGTCGGCCCCGATATTATCGCCGATGTCCTTCGCCATCGTCTCAACCGTTCCCCACGATGCTTTGACATTATCGGTCCCTTCGGTCCATCGTTCCTTAAATGTCTTAGCCGGTTCGACGGTGAGCGGCGTAAAATCAATCGCATCGATTTCCAAGCCGATAACATCGCCGACCTTATTCCATTCTGTAATAATAGCATTAAGGCCACCAATAAAGTTCTCGGTGATCCAGTTGATGCCCGCAACCAAAGGCAGCTTGATGAAATCCCAGATAGCAAGAAAACCCTGTTTGAGCGGCTCCCAGATGATCTTGCCCAGTTCGATGATGATGCCCACCATGCCCCCCAACCCACCCATCTGAGGACTGCCGAAGGCGAAGGTCATCACCACGCCAAGAGCCGCGGTAAAAATAGAGCCGATGTTGCCGAGAAATTCCTCGGCGAAATCCGCGTTATTAAATAGCTCAGTCAGGATATTAATAGCGGTATTTTTAAACCCGACGATGAAGGTCAAGGCATCGCGGAACATCACGTCCAGGCCCCCAAAGGCATCTATAAATGCATTAGTTTGAGTCACGGCAGGGATCAAGAAGTCGTCAACGATGAGCGTGACGATGGGCAAGAACGTCTCGCCGACGGAGATGCCAAACTCAGTCATCGCCGAGGAGAGCCTTGTCATCGCCCCGTCGAAAGAGCCGAGGCGCGTCTCGGCCATGTCCTGGGCAACGCCACCCGACTCTTTAATCTTCGTATCGAGGGCAGTAAAAGCAGTGACCCCTTGCGCCCGCAGGGCATTGATCGCCCGCGCACCCTCGGTGCCGAAAATCTTAAACGACTGCTTCGTCGTGACGGACTTATCGTCTAATTGTTGGAGGATGTTGACCATTGGCAGGACTTGGCCGTTGGTATCGACGAAGGTCAAGCCCAGCTTTGCCGCTTCGCTCGCCGCCTCCTTGCTCGGGTTGATCATTGCGCGGAGTGCCGAGTTGAGCGAGGTGCCGCCGATGCTCCCTTGTAATCCTGCATTAGCTAATAGACCGAGCGAAGTCGATGTATCGTCAAACGACAGGCCCGCCGCGGCGGCAGTCGGACCCACCATCTTAAAGGCTTCGCCCAACTGCCCGACGTCTGTATTAGCATTGCGCGAGGTCTGGGCGAGCTTATCGACGACCCCGTCGAGGTCGCTCGCCTTCATACCCATGCCCGAGAGGATATTGCTCGATATGTCTGCCGCCGCACCCAACTCCATCCCCGCCGCACTGGCGAGGTTGAGGGTCGCGGGCAAGGCCGTCATAATCTGATCGGTATTAAACCCAGCCATGCCGAGGAACTGGATGCCCTCGGCGGCGGCGGTCGCCGAGTGCGCCGTCGTCGCGCCCATGTCGCGAGCTAACTCCGAGAGGGCATCAAACTCCTTGCCGGTCGCCCCGGTGATCGCCGAAACATTCGCCATCGCTTGCTCAAACTCGCGGGCTTGATCGAAGGCAGCCTTTAAACCAGCACCCACGGCAGCAACACCCGCGACCGCTAAGGCACCAAGGGCGACCGTGCTGGCTTTGATACCGCTAAGAAACGACCCCTCTTTACCCTCGTCGAAGGTGTTGCTCGTCTCTCGTTGGATCTCTCTCAGGCCACCGCTAAACTGATCATTGAGTTTGACCGCGACCGTCAGGTCTTGCCGTACTGCGGGCATTGGTTTCCCTTAAAATAGTGTTGGCTTCGTCGGCGATGATATTAAACGCATCGTTGACGATACAGGGCATCGTGATAAGCTCGGTATAATCGAGATGCCGGTGGAATGTTCCCGGTTGTACCGAATGGGCGAGGGTATGGATTTCATAAAAGGCGCGACTCAAGTCGTTGATCGCCAGGGCAGGGCATCCGAGAAAAGCCTCCTCGCCGAGAAGACCGCCTCGGTCCTCCCCGGCGGGATGAAGGCATCGCTCGGGTATGCGGCGACCCGTACATGCTATACAGCCTCGACCGATGCCGAGGGTAAACCATCGAGTCGCGCCACGAAGTTTTTTACTTCATCGCCCGTCATGTGCGCCGTCTCGCCCAGGACGCGGGCGACCTCCATGATGAGAGAATCGTTCTGCGAGGAGGTCGTCGGGTTGGGGATATTGAGGAAAATATCGACGGCGTCGGTTTTTTCGACCCCATCAAAGACAAATCCTTTATAACCCCGCGTATGCGATGCAA